TCATAATAATTTATCCAACTGTATAATTTCACTTTGTCTGCTTATTTCTTTTACAAAATAAACACAATCAGGTTTGTCACCGTTTCTTATTGGGCTTGCTAATAATTGGCCATTTTTCATCTTTGGAAAATACCATTTGACATCATTATAAAAATTAACAATTTCTATTTTTTTAAACTCTACCCTAAACGAACTTAACGGATTAAAACATAATGCTTCAAATCCTCTATCATTTAAACTTGTTAAAGGTAAAATTTCAATGTCGCAAGCACTTGTACTATCTCCTACTGCTATTGACCAGTCGATGGGCATAGCTATTTCATCATCTCCGATACGCAACACCATTGCTGGAGCATTGAAACTTTCTAAGAAAATTAATGGCATAAAGAAAAAATCTGGCTCGCTTGGGTTACTATTATCTAGTACCGCAAACCTAGTATTTTCATCAACTTCATCCGGTAAATTATTCAATGAAAATGTTTGATTGTCTAATGTTAATATCTGCATAATTCCTTATTTTTGCCAATCCACTTTGTCTAAAGTAAATGGATATTTGGCGTCCTTGTAAAATTTTTTCCTCGCTGTGAGGTGGCGCTTGGCAAATTTACAAGTCGAAGTTACATCCCAGATTTGTACGAAGTCTTTGTCTTCGGCTTTTCTAATGCCGCGGCCGATAGATTGGATAACGCGGACAAAGCTCTTTCCTGGTTCCAGAAGAACTAAATTAAAGATCCGAGGAATATTAATGCCCACAGCGGCCACACCATAAGTCGCCACAGTAATTTTATTATCTGTTGTAGCATGATCCTTGTACTCTTCTTTACGGTCCTTGCCTTTAACTTCGCCTGAAATAAACACAGCGCCTTCTATCATTTCCGTTAATAATTTGCCTGTATCGATCCTGTTAACTAGGATTAATGTGTTGCCTGAGTCTGCTAAGCCTTTGACAAGTCGACTAAAATATGTCATACGATCTTTATTAGTGACAAGATATTTTAGTTCTTCTTGATATGTTTTAAATTCCGGTAAATCTATCAGTTGTAGTACATTAACATGGAGATTACTCAGTATTCCCATTTCTTGTAATTCGTGCGCCTTAATGCCGCCTACAACTGGGCCGATGCTGGCAAAAATTGGTTCCGCTTCAAACGCATCTTTAGGCACAGTACCGGTTAGTCCCCAACGGATCGGAGCATTACATAAATTCTGTGTGAGTAAATTCTTAAGAACTTCTGCTTTAGCCATATGTACTTCGTCAACAATAACGGTCTTAACTCCATCAAGAAATTCTGCCAGTGTGATGGCAATATCGGCATCCCAGTTCTTACTTTTCTTATCTAAAATATTGAGACTCTGCCAGGTACATATAGTATGTGTCCGACCTAAGTCTTTGCGATCGCCGTAATAAACACCTACATCTAGTCCTACGTTGATATAGTCTTCTTCTGTTTGGCTAACAAGATCTTTATTAGGCACAATAACAATAGTCCGACCATATTTTTCAGCTGAATGGCTCAATGTTGCTGTCATGATAGTTTTACCTGCGCCTGTTGCTACTTCCTGTAAGGCCTGTGTATTGGTGAAAAATCTATTAACAACTTCGACTTGATCGTCACGTAGTGTAATAGGTTTGCCGGCAAATCTATGACCTTCAGGCCATACTTTACCTTGATCCGACCAGTAGGTATTTGTTATAGGAGTGAATTCAATCCGGCTGGTGGTACGCAAATCTTCTACTTCGTCAATATCAATGTCAAGATTGGCTAGTATGCCGAGGCATTTTTCTAGCTGGCTTAGGTAACCGTTTCCGCCAAGGCCAAACATTGACACTTTTCCATCCCATCGACCTAATTTGTATGCCGGACGATAGCGAGCGGTCGGGTCTTCATATTTAAATGTGTTGGCTAATTTTTTTCGTGCTTCAAGGCTCAAGTTTTCAAACTTGATATTAACTTCGTCACGAATTACTAATTTTACCGCCATGCGCCTTCTATCCTTTTATCTGCTATCGCGGGCTCATCTGCCCATTCAATAATTAAATCACAACAATTAGAGTATACAGCAGTTTTCCCGTGACGTAAACCCATACGGCTATCTAGGGCAATTACACTCATTGGACGCCAGGCAGTTTTTAGGAAAAATTTCGGTAATTTTCCACTCATTACACAAGCTACTTTTGTTGTATCATCTAGCGGATAATTATACTGTTTATCCTTGACCAACTGATTAAATTTTTTGCCGACTTCATCATTGGGCAATCTAAAGTAAACACCCACATGGTCAAAAATTCCATTATTTTCCAAGGCATCTGACAAAATTTGTAAATTTTCAAAATATTTGTTATTGACTACTGTATCAAAAATTACTAGCGTTGGCAAACGTTTTAGTCCGTTTAAACTGTCAAAAACTTCAGTCATGCTGTGTTGATTTTTATCAACATAGGTTCTTGACTTGGATCTGTTGGCTATATTTTCGGTCAAATTTTCACCAAAATTTCGGGGATTTTCCAGGTGGTACTGATACCTAATACTTCGGTCGGTTATGATGTTTTTATCAATGGTTGTTTCAATACCGAGGTCGTCTGTAATGGCCTTAAGAAAATTCTTATGTTCTATGTTGGTCAGTAAAAACTGGTGTTCTACCTCATTTTTTGACCATGATTTTATGGTCTCGTAGTGGTGTTTTATAGCTTCGTCGATCGTGAAGTTGTGAGGTTCCAATGCCTCTACTAAAATTACGATATTTTTTTCAGTTAGGTCGCCCGTGTATATTTTACCGTTTGCGGTGTTGGTCAAATTTTCACAATTTTTCGACAAATTTGTCAAAATTTTGCGAATTTCTGAAGAAAACGTAAATTCCACAAAAAGTGTTAATTCTTGCTCTTCATTTTTTCCAATATAAAATTTCCTTACTTGTTCTATCTGTCTAAATGTTTTCGACCAGATTGGGTCTCTTACAGAGGTGGTCAAATTTTCGGAAATTTCTGACAATTTTTTACTATTTTCTCGAAAAATACGTAATAGCAGTTTACTCTGGTTTTCAGTAATAAAACTATGCTCAGAAATTGATGTGCCGAGGCTACGTAAAACTCTACTGTCTTTAAGGCTGATTAATTCCTCAACTGTAGGAGCAGTAGAATTTAAAATTTCAAGTAAAATGTTATCAACTGTTATCATACTGTAAGTATACACTAACTCTTTTCATAAATCAACCTTTTAGAAAAAAATAGGCCTATAGTTATTTAAGGCCTATTAGATCTGTTTTGAGCAGATTGATTACAATGTTGCATCTTCCATACCAGCAACACGCAACTTCACAATATTTGTGATTTGCCACTGTTTCTGATCAAGTGCTTTAGTAATACCTAACCACTTGTTGCGTAGTAAGGCAAATTCGTTGATGATTTTTTCAAAATCTACAACGTCGGCTTCGCCTTCTACATAACGATTACAATCATGACTACTTAGAGCACGTTGATAGTTTTCTAGATATTTACGAAAGTGTTGACTTTTAAGTCGACGCAGTTCGATGTTAAGATATTCTAATATTGCTTCGATTTCTTGTAATTGTCCGAATCTGTGTTCAACAATGCCGGGCATTGATGCCGCGGCACGTTCAACATTACCAGAAATATTACATTCTTTCTTTGCTTCTAATAATTCTTGATTGAAATAGTCAGCCGCATCAGGAATGTTAGAAATGTCTTTAGCAACATCTGAATACCAACCCATTAAAACTCCAATTCGTCGTAATCTTCGTCGTCGTCTTCGATATCTTCGTCATCATTAAGATAATAACCAATTGCTTGATCAAGCGTTTCGTCTACACCTAATGCTTCTTTGAAAACCTTGTCAGATACTCCAAAATCTGCTAACAAATCGACATAGCGTTCTGCTACAGTTTCTAATTGTTTCTTATCTATATATTCAACAAAATTTAACCAGATATCGCCTACTTGTGTTTCACTCAACATTTTCTTCTGTCTCCTCAGGAATGGTTGTGGTGGTATTTTTTAAATGATAATTTGACATTATCATATCTAATTTATCATCTTTCCATTCTTTTCGGTACAATAAGGTTTCTTCACCGGTGGTTGGGTCAACATATTTTAGTCTATTACCTTGTTGAACAAGTATGCCTTGTTTTTCTAGCATATCAACCATACCGCTGTAAGGATTCATACCAGTTTCATATGGAATCTTAATTTGTACAGTTTCAAAAGGTTTACTGTAACGAGTTTTCATAATCTTACAACTAGCACGAATACCCATTACGTCTGATACCTTATTGCCATCCTCATCCTCTTTAAGTTTGAGTTTCTTCATAGCAACAACAATACTACTTGCGTAAACAAAGCCCTGCCCGCCACTGATCTTGTCATCTGGATCGAACATATCTTGACTAGCGTATGTATGGTTAGTACATACCATTCCAACATTATAGGATCCAAACATATTAACACAATTACGCACTAGAGCTGTAAGTGCTTTAGGTTTACGACCCATATCGCCTTTCAAGTCTCCCGCTTCAAACTGGTTGATATCGGTAGGGGTAAGCAACATACCCAATGAGTCTATGACAAATAAGACTTTAGGACGTTCTGTCATTGTTTTGTATTCTGACATAAATTCATGAATAGTTTTAGCTACATCATCGATCATTGCCATGTTTAATTTTAGCAATTTGTCTTCGCTAGTATCTACGCCAAGATCTTTCAACCACTTTTCATCTAATGCATTTTCGGTATCTACAAGAATAACATAAATTCCTTGTTGTTGTGCGTTACGCACTAGATTGCCCGAACAGATAAAACTTTTACCTGCGCCAGATTCGCCAGCAAACACTGTAACTTTTCCTAATGGAATACCTTTGTGGAAATCTCCGCTAATTAGATAGTTAAGCGTATAGTTGCCTGTACTAATCCAATCTGTAGGATCGTTAAAACCTACACCTAGACCATCAATACTTTTAGTCAAGGTTTTTCTAAATTTCGATAAATCGAATGCCTTTGTGGCCATATAATTCTCCTAAATAGATAACTAGGGCGTACAACTAAGTTGCAGAGGCCCTAGCCGTTTACGCTTTTTGACGATTACGAATCATTGCCAAGATGTCTTGGGCACGTGAATCACCGCCTTCAGTTGCCGCTGGAGCACTTGCTTTTGGAGCAGTTGCCACTTTAGCCGCTGGTGCTGGTGTGTCATCTTCGTCGATGTCGTCTGCTACTGGTGCAGAAGCCTTAGGAGTTGACTTGTTAGGATCGCCAGTGTTTTGGCTCATACCTGCTGGTTTGAAATATTGTCCCCAACGTTCCATGTCATATGGTTCGCCGTCAACTGATGCTTCAAACATTTCTTTCATGACTTTCAACTCAACTTCGCCTGGCTTCTTAGGTAAGAAATCTGTTAAATTAAACAAGCCATATTGTTGTATAGCCGCATTTTCAGTATCGCTAAGTGGACGCTCACGACGAGCCCAAGAACTTGTTGAGTAGTCAGCATAGCCACCTTTGCTAGACTTTTTCATGCGATAGTCTAAACCGTGTACATAATCAGTTGGCAAATCTTCCAATTCTGGATCAACCAATGCCGCACGAATTGATGTAAAGATTTGTGGGCCGATAATGAATCGACGAATTGGATTTTCTGGTTGCTCTTCAGATTTTTCGCCTAGTCCGTCTTCAACAACGAAACCTTGGAAAATGTAAGAACGTTTCTTCCAGTACTTACGACCCATATCTTCCAACGCAGGGTCTTTAAACCAACCACGTACTTCTGATAAAATTGGGCAAGTGTCGCCATACATTTCAACGCATGGTACTTGTACTGTAATGTTTTTGCTTTCTGATTCACCTTTAATGCCTGAGAAAGGCAATTTGATCATTGCTCTCTCAACCCAGAAAAAGGTGTTGTCGGAGTTACCATCTGGTAAAAATCTAAGTGTAGATTCTCCGCCTTCTTTTAAGTTCCAGAAGGGATAAATTGATTTATCTCCGCCTGTTCTTTCTCCTGAACCTTTTTGTTCAGATGCTTTTAGTTTTGCTCTAATTTCAGCTAAAGTTGCCATAATATTCTCCTATTGTTAGCCTTTATGTGCTTTTTATTTGCCTATTATTTGTTCATGATCTACATAAACAAAAAGCGCATACATGTTATTGTATACGCTTTTATTTAGCAGAGCAAGAGAAATCTTGCTTAAAATGTGAGTATTTTACTCAATCATCTGCGGGCCAAATCTACGATTCTTGCCAAAGTTTCATTTTCTTTGAAAGTAACATTGGTACTTTC